TCTTTTTTCTATGCTCTGACATGTCGCCCTCGGTTTGTCTCAGGAACGGCCGCGCCGGCACCCTCCGAGGCCCGACACTTTTCCGCACCACCTTTTTACCATCGGCACCGATAAACGCCAGGGCCTTTTTTCTCCTGGGCCTCATGGCCGGAAAGGTGTGGCCGAATTCATGCACCCCAGCATAAATTAAATTAGTCCCTACCGAAGCCGACGTACGGTCGTAATTTGTACTTACCGACTTTGCGAGGTGTCCGTCCCGCTGCAGGATCTTTCCAGCTTTCCCCAGGGCCTCGCGTTGTGCAATGGTACTGGGCCGCAGCGGTTTCCATGATGGCCGCCCCTGCCGGTCGAAATTCTCCTCCACATTATCGAGCATATCCTGGGATATCTCCCGCATGAGGGGGGCAGTATTACGGGCATTTGTGGCAAGCCGCCGGATTATCCGGTTAAATTTCTTCTCGTCGATATGTCCGGTAATCTTAGTCATCTTCTGGCTGTATTTTAATTCCTGGGTAAAGTTCGTGCATCCGGTGGTAAATATCTATTGCGGTTTTGTACTCCCCCAGGCCCGACAACACCTGGCCGAGGAAATTATAGGCGTTAAGCCGACAGGTGTGAAAATCGGTCGTGCATTTTGTTACCGGCTCCTTGCATTCGATGGCTTTTTGAAACCAGATCACACATTCTTTGTACTTCATTAGGCGATAGAAACAGAAACCTTTCCAGTAATTTGCCTCCAGGCTCGTCTCGGGGGCTTTATCATACCACTCGATGGCGGTTTCATATTCTTTTTGTTTCAGATATCCCATGCCGATTTCAGCCGGCACGGTATACCATAGATCATAATCAATGCGATTAAGGTCCGGATATGCCCATAACCGTTTAAGCAGTTCAATCCCCTCCTCATATCGTTTTAACTGATAATAGGAATTTGCTTTCATCATCATTTTAGCCGGTATCTGCTCATATACATCGAGCCTTTCCATGAGCTTCATGTTGCGCTCTGCTTTCCCGCGCCGGCCGTCCTCATCATTGTATCCCCAGTGGTGTATAGTAACCGGGACGGCTTTATTATGCAGGCCCAGCTCGGCGCAAGCATAAATTATCTGTTCATGGATCGGATCTTGCCATTTCATATCCCCATGATTTGGAAACATCCTTGTTTGAAAACACGAACTACCGATGGGCAGGCCGCTGTGAATGTTTACCAGCTTAAAGGAAAAAAACCTGTCGCAGGGCGCGGTTTTCAGCTTGTTTATTTTCTCCACTTCCGAAGTAGGGATCCGGTCGTCGGCATCAAGCCATATTACCCATGAGCAGTGGGCGCAGCTCAGCGCCTGGTTTCGTGCAAGGCTGAAGTCCTCCTGCCAGGCAGATTTGATAATACGGAAATTATTGTAATCCAGGGCGGTAAAAACTTCTATGGCTTTTGTGATGGTGCCGTCGGTGCTGCCCGTGTCGTTTATGATTATCTCGTCGGCAAAGGGGATAAAAGTAGAAAGTGCCCCCTCCATGTTGTCGGCTTCATCCTTGACTATCATCACCACCGACAGCCGGCCATCGCATTCCCTCACCGGCCCCCGGGTGGTGCCGATTTTTTTACTCAAACATTCGACTTTGGCGTTCAATTTAACCTCTCCGAATTATCTTCCTCAAGGAGAATTACATCGTGCATGTGAAGATATTCGACATGACCGTCGGCAATTAATTTTTTTAAAACCGTTCTTTCAACATCCGGCTTGTGATGATTATCCGGTGTATTTTTCCAGGGTTTTTTATCGTAATAATATCGTGGCCATCCTTCATGCCCAAATTCAAACCCAGTAACGTATATAGGTTTTTCATAAAAGAGAGAACCGAAATTAACCGCCATGATAATGGTAAGCATTCCCAGGGTAGGGTGGTTCACCTTTGGATCGAATCCGCATAAATCGTAGGTGTCTTTTATACATTCATTGGAATTAGACTCCCAGCCATCGGGGAACGCCTTTTTCATTATACCTTCCGGAATGGCACTCACACCATAGGGATTGCCGATCCATATTTTAGGCGGGAGCGGATCGAGTTTTTCCGGACGGCCCACACTGACAATATCGGTTTTCGTCCCCACAAGTGATTCATATCCATTTATCTGAAACCCACTAACACGGACAACCGTGTCGAACATATTTATTAAATGTCCCTGTGGACGCATTATGTTTCCGTTTCCTACTACGATCATTTTCATGGTTGAGCCTTTTGTTTATGGTTGTAATGTTTCGCCTTTCTCCCATATATCCCGGTCATACCTGGACCCGTCAATGAGAAAAGACTGTTCCGCTGGGTTTATGTCGAAACCCTCGGCCGTGGGTGTGCCGTCGAACTGGATTTTCCCCTTCCCGGACTTTATGAATTTCTCTGCCTGCTTTGCTGTTAGCGGCCGCAGCCGGCTACGGCATCCGAAGTGGTTCGGGGGGGCATAGGTGTTCCAGAAAGGATCTCCCACGGGCCGGACTTGTCCGTCCAGGGATTTGCATATCGCGGTAGTCCGGTCGTCCCTCACGGCTACATACATCAGGAATGGGCGCTTGTCGGCATTGTCAAGGAAAGCCTTGAACCGGCCGGCATTGAGGGCGCTTTGCGTGTTCTGCCGGTAGATAAGGGCGAGCCGGTGCGGGGATCCTAGCTGGACTACCTGCTTCCCGGTTTCCGTCGTTACCTCGCGCCGGCCCCACCATCCTTTTGCCCGGAGCCGGGGCTCTAACTCCTCTAAAAATTGCTGGTAGGTAATGCCGTCGTCCAGGGCCTTTTGCAGCATTTCCCGGATATCCTGGAGGATGTCCATCCTCATGGCTTTGGAAACGGTGAACGTCGTCGCGTGGTTTACTTTTAACTGCTGCTGCCAATCCCAGGTAATGGCAAAACCCTTTGAACGGAAAAACCGGATGGCATCAGCCGGCTTGAGCCCTATTACGGCACTGAGGTTAATGGATTGTTCTGGCATGATACCAATGGGTTAAAAGCTGGTGGCCGGTTTCGTGGATTATTACCATTTGCTCGTCGGTGCTGTCGATATCTTCCGGCGCGACATCGATCCACCCTTCCCCCTGGCAAAGCCAGCAGGCGGGATCCATTTCCAGGCACTCAAGGCAGACCCGCTGCACCCGGGGCCTGCACCAGCAGTCCGGCGACATTTCATGTTTCCGTGTTGACAATTCGCCCCCATGCCTCGGCCGCGAAAATGGCCCGGTTAATATTTTTCTCTGCCTCGCTCATGCTCATATCGGTGAACATTTCCACCAGGTTCCCCAGGGCCTGCTCGTAATTTTCCGCTTTCCGGAGCATCCGGATAATGGGATTCAAAGGCCCTTCTATCTGGGCCTGCAGCTTGTCCGCAGGCAGATCCCGCATGGCCCGGTCGAGCGCCGCTTGGTCTTTGAACTGGCTTATTTTCGCAGCGAATTCAGCCGTGAAAGCATCCGGACCTATCTCTGGGGGAACGGCCCCCGGGGTCGATACCATTTCCAGTTCGAACTCCGCCGGATCCTTGCCGTATTTATTGACGAAATATTCCTTGCTGGGCCTAAACCCCATTTTCTCCGCGAGGATACCGTCGATTTCCGCTTCCTCTTTGGTAACGCTGGTTTTTTGAAACATCTTGAATTTAGGCGGCAGCCCCCCGAAATTAAGCTGATTTATCCAGGTTACGAGCTCATTCATGGTTTCCACGATCAGATCCCGGAGGTCGTCGCGCCTGTCGTCCTTTACCTCCATGTGGGTTTTGCTGGCTGCATAGGTGCCTTTATCCCCCACTTCAGTTGTGAGGGTGCCCCCAATCCATGTTTTCGAAAGCTCCGAGTTCATGGTATAATTGAATTTTTCGAATAATTCCGCAGATACCCCTTTATCCTTCAGATCCAGGGCCTCTACACTGTTATTGTCCGGCACCGAGCCGATACCGTCCTGCAGGAGGTTCCCCAGATTTTCCAGGGCTTCGTCGATTACCGTCGTGCTGGTGTTGGGGGGCACTTTTACCAGGAGCCAGGGAATGGCGTATTTCTCAATGAATTTATTCCACCACTTGAGGGAATTGCGCTTGAAGGTGACATACCAGTAAGATTTCGAGAGCAACTTCACCCCATAGGGGTTATCGAAGTCCGGCTCATTCCTTGCCACCAGCAGGGTCATCGGCTTTATCGGTTCCCCGATCCCCATGTGGCCCTTGCTCAGAAAGCGGAGCTCGTTGGCATTGTTATACTCGAAATACCGGACCGGCTTGGCCTCCAGCTTATTCGGGAAAATTATCGAGCCGTTGCTATCCCAGGTAACCCCGATGGGAGACATCCCCCAGCCCTTGGCCCGGAAAACATCCGAATAGAATTGATTCATGTCGAAATCCTCAAGGATTGCTTTTATCTCCCGGGCGGCCCGTTCGCTCCCCTTGTCCGTCACCACGTCCCATTCCAGCTTTTTCACGGACGACAGCAGGGAATCCTTCACGCTGGTGAGGTGTCCGTCGGCCTCGATATTCCGGTAAGCCTCATCGGCAGAGAGCCCGAGCTTTTCCAGGATCACGTCCGGGTCCGGCAATATCGAATCCATGTACTGAGTATCCCAGGAAGTCTCCCGGGTGTAGGGATCATTCCTTACCGGCCGCCGGCTCCGGAACCGCTCCTGAAATTCCAAAGGCTTTTCTTTCCGTGGCCTGCCCGGCCCTCTTTTACCACCCTTCGAGTGTGACATTTCTTGTTCTCCTTGATTTAATTTGTGGTACCCCGCTTGGTTTATCGGTTATCCATTGAAAAAACTGGCTGAAACAGTCGATTAAATCCTTGTACTCAATATCCGGGAAGCCTGCAAATATCTCCACGAACTCGGCTGCCCATGGTGCCCCCCGGGGTAAATATACGTTACCCGCCTCCAAGTTTGGGGTGCTGGCATTGGCCCGGGCTTCCTTATCCCCGCATGGATTAACCGGAATTACCGGCATTGTCGTGGTTTGCTGGTATGTCTGGATGAGGGAAATTCCGCTCGCCTTGTCCTCGATCAGCAGGGCATGGCACGGGTCCGCGTTGTATTCCATGCGGATCTGCTCGTCCAGTTGCGGGAACTCCAGGTGCTCAGAAAATACCTTGGTGATGTAAAAACCGGTCTGGTATTGATAGAAGTAAATCATGGCATTTTTGGCGTTTTCCTTGCCTTTTTTAAATGCCGTATCCCAGGACTGTACTTTCCGGATGGGCGGACCGGAGGGTAAAACGTCGAAATAGCGCCACCAGGCCCTTTTGAAAATGGTTCCCTCGATTGCCCTGGGGTGTTGCAGTATCTGCCCGGCGTATCCCTTGGCTCTCAAGTCGGTTTTCAGTTCCGCCAGTTCCGGCCGGCCGAGCCTTACCGGGTCGAAGAGATTGCCCTGGTAGTGTTTTTTCAGTTCCGGCGGCTTCACATTGTCCAGTTCCGTGAGCTCTCCCGGCAGGCAGATGTGCATTATCTCGTCCCGCTTTTTCTCCAGGAGGTGCCCCGTGGGGTCGTCCGTCGCCAGGCGCTGCATTACCAGGATTGTCGGGGTGGTGCGCTTATGCACCTTCCGGGTGGGGAGAACACCGTCAAACCAGTTATTTACGGTTTTTTTCATGTTTTCCGAGGCCCCGAGGACATCCTTCGGATTCAGGGGATCGTCGATTAAAAGGGCGTGGCCGTGGAATCCGACGATACTGCCGCCGGTGCTGCATACCTTCCGGGCTCCGGTTTTATTCGTGTGGTACTCGGTTTTATTATCCTGGTCCGGTTTCACGTGAAACACGTCGCCGAAAAGCAGCTGGTAAAGGTCAGATCGGATTATATCCCGGCTTTTCGTCGCCATGAACGTGGCCAAGCCCATTTCAAAGCTGCCGGTAATCCAGCGGAACCAGGGGGCCACCGTCCAGGACCAGGCCGGCAGCATAACCGAGAAAATACCCGATTTCGTGGTGCCCGGGGACACGTTGACGATGAGATCCTTGTCCTTCGGCTCGCCCCTGATTGCCCTCATTATGATATCCTGGGCCAGGTCACAGAGGTATTTTATGTGCCAATTATCGACGAATTGCGACTCATCGAAGTATTTCCAGAAGGTGCGAAGGAAGGAATAGAGGGAATTTTGGCAGTCGCGTTTTAAAAGCTCCAATTCGAGGCCACATTCCAGGCGCTCAAGTTCTTCGGGCTCTAACTTCTGCAAGTAGTTCCTTTATCTCGTCCAGGCTCATGTCGCCCAGGCCCAGGCCCCCGGACATTTCTACGGCTTGCTTCGGTCTGCCCTCTACCCGGTCGATCAGCTCCTTGGCTGCCTGCACGTTGCCTTTGACAGCTTCCACGATCAGGGCGGCAGCAATCCCGTAATTGGTTTTTTCGGATGATTCCAGGTTCAGGCGTTTTGTCTTTTTATTGCCTTTTTCATCGGTTATTGTCCAGGTGACATCTATTTTCTTCCCGGTAAGCAGTTCCTTTGCCACGTCGGAAAAATAGCGGGTATTCTTTGGCCTGCCTGCCGGGTTACCGGACTGTCCTGGTTTCCATGATGTGCTGTTTTTCGGCATTTTTACCCTGATTGGCAGGCTTTTGCAGGCTGGAGCGCCAGGGTCGGATCTACCCCGCCTTTCTCCGGGTGGTTCCCGGAGCCCGTTTCACTCGGCTGGCGCTTGGGATATGGTTTTGATAATTTTATGTATTGTTGTTTTATATTCTTTTTTAATGGCATTAAATATCGGTGTTTGCCTTTTGTAATAAAATTTTTTGCCTTTGGATCTAAATTCATTCGGACCCATTCAAGAGTATTTCGGCCTTTCATTCCTGCAGATCGGCAGTGCATATATTTACCCCGTACTATATAACCGGATTTTACATTTTCCATGCTTATTCCCGTATAAATCCAATTTCCAGCTTGATATATCCCGCCGTGGTGATTCTGATCTACATCTGCAAACGAAACTATTAATTTTAATCCCGGAGAATATTTTTTTAAAAGTTTTATAGAAATAGCGACAATTTTGGATACTGGGGATATATGTTTAGTAAGCGCCACACGCTGTAATTCTACAATTTCATTCTGAAGTAAACCCAATCCTTTGGCAACATTTGGGGTTGCTGAATATCCATAAATTATACATCCGATATATTTTCCATTTTCCCAAACCCCAAATTTATTATTTTTACCGAATGGAGACCGCTTTGAATAATGCCAATTTTTACAGGCATAATCTGATGCCATAGGTGTACAAAAATCAACTTTTAGCTGAGCAGTGCCGGATATCAACAGTTTCTCCACATTTTGGGCATTTGATTAATTTTGGCTGTAGTTCATCCAGTTTTCCTTGACTTTCTGATCCCACTGGTTCAAAGTCCGGCCCGGTTCCGAGTTCCCCTTCCTCAAATCCGAATGTAATCAAGTCGGCAACTTCAAATTCCAGCAATTTATCCCAATCCCACTCCCCGGCGTTTTTATTCAGCCGGATATTGAGTTCCCGTTCTTTATCCAGGGGCAAATCCACGGCGATACACGGCATCTTTTTCCAGCCGAGTAACTGGGCTGCCTTGAGCCTTTGGTGGCCTCCTATGACGATATCCTTGCGCTGTGGGTTGGAATTTATGACTATCGGCTCCACGGCCGTGAAAGTTTCCAGGGATTTCTTCAAATCCTCCAGTGCCTTGTCCGATATTTTCCGGGGATTGTATTCGCTTGCCTTGAGTTCTGAGATGAGCCTATCAGTAACTTTCATGCGATCCTTTATTCTGAATTAAAAACGAATTTAACATGTTTATTTTTAATTATTCTACATTAATTTAACACAATGCACAAGGGAAAAATATCGGGCATCAATACGATTATTCTTGACATTATGATTCAGGCATGATAGATTAGGAAAAACAGCAATGCGAAGAACCTTATTTTAAAAACAGAATTAACGTATCACTATATTATTATGTATAAGGTAATATGAAGAAAGAACTTTTCCGCGCCGGGACATGGACTGATGCTTCAGGCAAAACCCATACCTTCACCGGCGACCAGGTAAAAGGAATCGCTCGCACCTTCTCAAACGTCACCAAGCTGAATAGCAAAGGCAATGCCGTGCCCATCGTCCCGGGACACCCCAAGGGTGACACCCCGGCCCTCGCATGGCTTGAAAAGGTATGGACAGAGGGTGAAGGGACAGCCACCAGGCTTTTCGGGGAGATAGGTGAAATCGCCGACAAGGCCCAGGACTTAATCGGGAAAGCCTGGAAAAACGTCTCTATCTCGCTTTCTGAAGGGGTTTTACGCCATGTGGGCCTTACCAATTTTCCCGCAGTGGAGGGGCTGACAGCCTTTAAATTCAACGATTCCGGGGATTTTGAGACGTTTAACTTCCACGATTCATTCGATATTCGGGGTATCGGCAAGGTGCTGCAATCAATGCGGGACTGGTTAATAGAGGTCGAGGGAATGGAAAAGGCCGACGACATTATCCCCCAGTGGCGAGTGGATGACCTTAAAAACGCCACCGACGACGATCCCGAGGCCATGCCAGCTTTCACGGATATTTTAAACAAAATCAAAACCAATTTTTCACAAAATGGAGGTAACACCATGCCAACTATTGAAGAACTGCAGGCCGAAGTAAACACCCTCAAGGGGAAAATCACGGGCCTGGAAACAGATATGGCCGCCGAAAAGGAAAAGGTCAACACCCTCACGGCAGAGAGAGACGACTTCGAAAAGAAGTTTAACGACTCCGACAAGGCACACCAGGAACTCGTCGCCCAGATGGAAAAGGACGAGGAAACCCGGCTCGACAAGGAAGATTGGGATCTCGTCGAGGCCATGATCAAAGAACGCCGGATTGCCCCGGCCAAAAAAGAAGAAGAACTCTACAACCTGAAGCTCCGGCGCGGGCAGGGTGATTTCGAATTCACCGACGAGAAAACCAAGCAGAAGGTGAAGCAGCCGGCCAGGGAACATTACATGGAGTCCCTGAAGAAAAACCCGCAGTTCCCGGAAAACCAGAATTTCGACGACGGCAAGGAACCGGCTCCCCGTACCACCACGGATACCCTCCGGGAAAAGGTACAGGAAAAATTGAAAGCCGATCCGAGTCTGAGTTTTTCACAGGCTTCGCAGCAGGTTCTGGAAGAAAACCCCGACCTGAACCAGGACGGCGAACACAACTTCAGTTCCCAGGAGGGATAGCAGATGGCTCTCAATGAGGATCTGGTATTTGTCCATCCCCTTTTAAATAAGGGGCTTATCCTGCCGGAACAAAAAGAGCCTATCGCGTGGGAAGTTCACCGCATCAGGACTGAAGGGAAGCCCGGCGACCTTGAAAAGTATCTCAAGGGATTTGTAAAGGATGAATCCGATCTTCCCGAAGTGCTGGAAATGGCCGACGAACAAAACGAGGGCCTGGAAGAAATCGCCGAAGAAAACGATCAGCGCAAAAAAAATCTTGACGAATTTGAAAAAACGATTCCAAATCAAACACAGGAGGGTAACTGATGGTTACTGAAAATGTTATTCAAAAAGAAACGAAAGTCGCGGCTGCCGTGATTAATGCCCGCCGGGTAGTCATCATGGATACCGACGGCAAGGTCACCGAGCCGACTTCAATCGTGGATCTGCCATTTGGCATTAATGAGCGGGCCGTCAATACCGACGACAGCGCCTCGATAATGCCGATTGCCAACGGTGGCAAGGCCATCGTCCAGGCAGGCAAGGTTCTCAATGAAAATGATCAGGTAAGCACCGACGGAGACGGAAAAGCAATCGCGGCAGCGAGCGGTTCCTACACCTTCGGCATTTGCGTAAAAGCAGGCAACACCGATGATCTCGTCGAAATTCAACTTTCTAACATAGCGATTAAAGCGTAAGGAGGACAATCATGCCAGATGTCGTTGCACAAGTAGTTAGAGGGCACGTACAGGACGCGTCCCTTGCATGGCGAAACAAGTCCTATGTGGCTGATGAGGTTTTCCCGAGCATCAAGCTACCCACTGACAAAGCAAAAATGACGAAGTATAACCGGGGCGATGCCTTCAGGGATACCGCTGGACAGCGGGCACCTGGCGACAAAACACCCGTGAGTGATTGGAAGCTCAGCACCGTGGACGTGGACTGCAAGCAGTACGCGAACAAGGCACAGCTTACCAAGGAAGATCTCCAGGAAGAGGGTATCACCAATTTCTTGACTCCTCCCGTAAGCCAGCAGCAGGAAAAAGTCGAGTGGAATGCCGACAAGCTGGATCTCCGCAAGGAACTCCTCGTTGCTTCCGCCGTGACATCTCCTTCCTCTGCCTGGGAAGATGGAAATGCCTCTGGTGAAGATGCCGATGCGAAATGGGTTGCCACTTCCGGCAATACCTTCCTGACCGACGTGGACAAGGCTATCAATGCCCTGCAGAAAGCTGGTATTGATCGCACAAATATCCGCCTGCTCATGGATGATATTACCTTCCAGGGAGTGATCAGGGTGGATGAAGTCACCGGGCCTTTGTCCTATACCAGCAATATGGCGCGGAATGCTCCGGGCCTGGTAATCACCGAAGAAATGCTCGCGAACCTGCTCACCATCGAAAAAGTGATCGTTGCCCGCTCGATTTATAACACTGCCAACGAGGCAGCAGCCGGCACCGATTTCACTTATGCTTCCATCTGGGGCGGAACCAAGGGTAAGGCATTCGTCTATTACTACCCGCCCGCGCCCACTCGCAAGAGCATGATGGCAGGGTCGAGCAACTGGCGGCCGTTCAATACTCCCAGCGGACCCAAGCGGTACACAAAACGCTGGTGGGATAATGACCGGGACTGCTGGTTCTTCGAGACTCAGGAATATCTCGGAGCTACCCAGCTCACCACCAATGCCGGGTATCTTTTCACCGACACCCATACCACATGATTCCATGGCATGGCATACTCAGTTAGTACGGATATCATCAATGCACTATCGTCGGATACTGTCGCACAACTAACGGACGACACCGACGGTACGACCATTGATCAATCTATACTAACTGAGACCATTGCCAATGCCGACAGCTTCATAAATTCATACCTCCGCCAGCAGCACTCCGTTCCCATATCTCCAGTGCCGGCAATGGTCAAAACATTGTCAATTCAGGTTGCCAGTAAATACCTATTTGACAGGCGTACCCATGCCGAGGACTCCCAGGTAAAGGACAATTACGAAAAGGCCCTGGAAAAATTAAAACAGATAGCGGAACACTCCCTGCAGATAGATGACGACGATAGTGTCGCATCCCAAGGAACATTCTGGCGGGCAAACAAAGACAGCGACGACCAAACATATACCGACGACGAGCTTGATAAGTTTATATAATGCCTGATGGATATACTAGCAGCAGAACAGAACCTAAAGACCAAACTGGAGGGGGCAATATCCGGAATTAGGATAGAAGCCTTTCCCGATGATCCGAAGGAATACGAGCTACTGCATAAGGAGGGCGCAATCCTTATCAGGTATGATCGTTCAGTCTATGAGGGCGTTCCCCAGGAAAAGCCACTGAGGGAAAAGAAGATTTCCCAGGAGCGCCGGGCGCGCTGGATCTTCACCATCTTTTACCGCAATCTTTTCAGCCATACCAAATCGACTGAGGGCGTTTATACCTATCTTGAGAATATCCGGGAGGCGCTTACCGGGTATACGATAGAAGGGCAGGCCCACACCAATATTTCCATGATGTATCCCATAAGCGATGGTTTCGTCGATTATGACGAGGGCGTCTGGGAATATGAGATAGTTTTTGAACATACTTACCCAGAAGTGGAGGCATTCCAATGAAATATTTTTTAATAATCCTTTTTCTCTCGGCTTTGGTGTTTTCACTGGATGGACCGAGCTATACCCAGATTTTAAACAGCGAGGGATATTCCGGCCTGCGGGTGCGAGACGATTCCCTCGATATTGACACGAGCGGATCGGGGGCTTGGAAGTCGGTAGCTACCGATACCAGCAAGCCAATCTGGACGGCTAAATATGAGTCGAATATTTTTGTTTATACACTTGCAAAAGCTCAGTCGGATTCGTCGAGTTTCAAGATAGATGTCGGCTGCTATGACGGCGGGGTCGCCGCCTGGTTATATGGAACGGACTACACCGAAAACCAGCCCTATGGTGCCGACTCGATGGTGACTTCATATACCCTTGATACGAATTCCACCGGGTATGGCCGACGCGAACTTCAGATAAAAAGGTGCGATTCGCTCAGGTTTGTATTTTCCGCGCCCGATGAAATGAGCAATACCGACACCGCGACCGTCGGGGTCAGATACTTAAGAGGACAGGAGTAAATCATGGCAACATTGACAACTGCAGCTCGAAACGCCGCTTGCGATGCTATCGTCGATCTTTGTGATGTAAGTGCCCCCGGGGATCTCCGTATCGGCACCACTTCAATGAGCACGGTCCTGGCAGTCCTGGCACTATCTAATCCAGCCTTCGGGGCCGCTGCTGCCGGGGTGGCAACTGCTAACAGCATAAGCGACGACACCAGCGCCGACAATACCGGAACGGCTGCTGAATATGAATTGAGAGACGGTGCAGGCTCAAACGTCATCACCGGCGATGTGTCGGATTCTGGAGCTGATATTAATCTTTCCAGCACTTCGATTACTGCCGGTGATACCGTTTCGATTTCTTCTCTCACCGTAACCGTGCCAGCTTCATAGGGGGATATTATGTCGGATAGCTTAAAAGAAATCAATGAAATTAAAGAGAAGATGGCAGAAATCTCCGCAGACCTGCAAGCGAAAAGGGAAATTATAGCGGAAGCGAATGTTATAATCCGCAAAGGAAAACAGATATATACAGAACTGCAGGCGCGGCTCCATGCCCTTGGAGGTTATGCAATCAAACCGTAAACAATAGAAAGGCTCAAAATGAATCCGAATAAATTACCCCAGATAAACATACCCCTCAAGGTAAAAAAGGAATTTGAGATTTCCGTTGATTTCATTACCACCCTTGTCAAGATGGTGGACTACATCAGGGAAAACGATTATTCCGACGAGGCAAAGGCCCAGGCTGTCGAGGGGCTTGACCTGGTAATCAAAGCAGTGAAATCAAAATACGGCGACCGGGTAATAATGGGAACCGGCGGTATTACTGCGGATCCCCAGCAAATAGCCAACGGCGTTTTAAACAAAGTAACCGGAGAATAACATGGCAACGTATACCGAATTGTATGAACTCAGGCAAGACAGCAATATCCTAAATAAAATTACCTCGGCAATCGCGATAAAATGCAAGGCTGTAATCGACGACGGCGCGAGCACTACTGGGCAAAAGGAATGGGCGCGGGAAAAAATTCAAAACCCGAATGGACTCAAAGGGCAAATTATATGGTCCCTCCTGGTTGCCAATAAAGACCAGAGTGTGAGCACCATCCAGAATGCAAACGATGCTGCCGTCCAGAATAACGTCAATACGGCCATCGACGACTTAATCGCCGACTTAACATAGGGGGATCCCCATGGCAAACGAAGTTCTGCAAAAAACATCTACGGCCTTTGTCTGGGCAGATTCAACCGATTATGTAGACCCTACCTCCGGCGGAGTTCTCACCAGGACGGCACAGCTCGATTTAACCAGCCTCGGCAATGGCGCTGCCCGGCAGGGGGCAAAGGACGATCTCGGGGCTACCCGGGCAAGGCAATACAAGGTATTAGTCGGCATTGAATTCGATGTGGCCCCCGCGAGCGGGGCGCTGGTAGAGCTCTACTGGGCAGCCTCCCCGGAAAACACGGCTGCCGAGGTAAACCCGGGCGGGTGTTCCGGCTCTGATGCCGCCTATACTGGGACTGCCGGCGATTCCCTTGCTGATTCTGTTTTACAGCTTGAACACATCGGGAATTTAATCTGCACGGCTGATGCCGCGACTACTGTTCAATATCAGGAAGTCGGAATCCTTACCAACATAGAGCGGTATGGGATGCCGGTAGTAAAAAATGAGGGCGGCCAGGCATTCGAAGGGGATGCCGTTGAAATGTTTGTGGCGCTTATACCCATTACTGACGAGATTCAATGATAATTAAACCGACATGGAAAGGGGGCTTTGCCCGCTCGATGAGTGAGTCAAAGTTTCCGCACCTGTGGAAAAATATAGTCGGTTTATGGTCCCCGGTCCTCTCACCGGACAAATCTCTCTTTAATGCAGTACGACGAAACCAGCAACTCATTGCCGTTCCCACGGGCACGAGTCCAGTAATGTCAAAGTATGGATGGGCCAGGGATTATAACGGATCTTCAGATGTACATACAATTCCAGATAATGCCCTTTTGTCATTTGGTGACGGAACAACTGATCAGCCTTTTTCCATTGCTACCCTGGTAAATATGGACGATGCCACCCGGTTCGGTTTTGTAAGTAAGTACACGATAGCCACCACCACAAGGGAATATTTACTGCAGACTGCAGGGGATGATAAAATCTATTTCAGCATAATGGACGGTTCTACTGCCGGCTACCGTGGACGGTATTATAATACTGCCGTTACTGGAATGGAGGGGACTTGGATATTAATTGTCGGGACTTATGACGGAAGTGCCGCAGATACCGGCATTAAAATATATCTCGACGGCAGCAGGGTAGATGATACAAATTTCAGTGGTGGCTCTTATGTCGCCATGGAAAACCAGACCCAGGATGTAGAAATAGCAGCCTATCGCGGATTTTATGGAAATGGGCAGATTGCTTTAACGGCAATGTGGCGGAGGGAACTAACGGCCAAGGACGTTAAAGAATTATGGGCAAACCCTTTTAAACTTTTGCTTAGAAAGGGACCTGTAATTACGAAAGCCACCTCGGCGGTAATTACCGGGACCGGCGCGATCACTATTGGAGCCATAACTGTTTCGGGTGCCGGTAAGATACATCATGTAGGCACTGGGGCGATCTCAATAGGAGCCGTTACCGTTTCAGGTTCCGGCACCGTAGTATCTACCATCACGGGCACGGGATCGATTACCCTGGCAGCCGTTACAGTTGCGGGTGTCGGCTCCATTCACCACGTCGGTACTGGAACGATTGCAGTCGGCACGATTACGGTCAGTGGTTCCGGGACGGTTTCCTCCACCATTACCGGCACCGGGGCCATCACCATCGGAGCAGTTACACTGAGCGGTACGGGCACCGTCGCCATTGATATTACCGGAACCGGCGCAATTACCCTGGGGGCAATTACCCTCAGCGGAGTCGGGCAGATTAATGACCCGGCCAACATTCCGATTTACACTCTCATTGTAAATAAAATCCGTGATCTCATTAATACTTATATGCTCACATCCAAGGGATTCAGCCAGGATTATGGATCCATAAACAACTACGATCCAGAGACAAGGCTTTATCCTGCCGTTCTGTTGGAATACCCGGACGAGGAAGATCTGGAGAATGCTTTCGACGTGGTGGACAGACGGTCAGAGCGCACCGAGATTACTATCCGGACCCTGGCGACCACCACGGCGGACCTGACGAAAACAGCCCAGCAAATAATCCAGGATTGGGGATTCTTTTTCGAATCTTTTCAGAATACGCTGAAAACCGTCGGCCTCATCCAGTACGATTTCACCGATACGGAAATGATTTTCCACAATGACACCAGCTATCCCATCGAGGTTGTCGTGCGGGTGTCCCTGAAATACCGCCGGATAATGGACGACCTTTACACGGTGGACACTTCCGCCGATGCCGACACTCCCCCCAGCACCGCGTTTACCCCGGGCAGTAATCCGATATTCAATGCTATCATGGATCAGATTGAAACACTCATTGCAGCCATGTCCACGGGGGGCGGATATAATTTCGATTACGGTTCCGTCGATGACTTCGATCCCGAAACGGCCACCTATCCCGCAGTATTTCTGCATTATCCTACTGAGGAGTATTTAAGCGACGACGACGACGAGGAAGCCACCATCGGGTTTTATGAAAGCATGACACCAGTAGATATTGAGGTGATGCCCGAAAGCAGCGTGGACCTGGACAAAACATTAATGCAGGTCCGCAGCGACATGACAAAAATGTTTTACGATAATTACAACACGCTGAACGGCCTGGGCCTCAAGGAAGCTGAATACCTGGGGAGCCGGTTTAATTACCGCCCTGTCGCCTCCTATCCTACCACCATACTATTGAATTATTTATTTCACCATCGGAGACTTAAAGACAATCCATATCACGCATAAAAGGAGAAAATCATGGGAGTTCCCAAACTTACAAGACAGTTAGTAATCGCCGGCAAAGTCGAATCCACTGCAGGCAGCTTTGAAGCCCTTGCAGCAGCTAACGCCACTATGCGGGTCATTGCCGGGGCCAACGCCGACGTTAATTATCCCACTGAGGATCGGGACATTGCTCGCGGTTCCCTGACACCCCTGGGCCTGGTATCCGGCGAAAAATCGCTCGGCTATACTTTCCGCTCAGAAGTAAATACAGCCGATACCGTTACCTCTGACCTGGAGCAGCTGGCATTTATGGAGGGGTGCGGGATTACTATCGATGCCCTGAAACAGATTACCGTGGGAACCGTCAACGGCGGACCTTTCCAGCGGAATGAAACCATTACCGATGAATCGGCCAATACGGGCACCTGTAAACTCGCCCTGGCAGCAGCGGGACAGCTTTATCATGTGGCCGGCACCGGCACCCTCCAGGATGCGGAAACGCTGACGGGAGGCACGTCCGGCGCGACAGCAACTTCCAGCAGTGCCGTATCCGATGCGGGGGGCCGCGGAAAACCCACTTCTGATAATCAGAAAACGATTTCCATGCAGCTCCAGCAGGACGGCGCGAACCGGGCGGCCACCGGGGTGATGGGTAACCTGGTGATGACGGTCGAAAGTTCCAAGCGCGGTTTCTGGGATTTCACCATGCAGGGGCCGAGGCATAGCACGGACGACCTGGCACTCCTTACCGGGATTTCCTACAATAACGAGCAGCCGGCAATCCTTCAAAATGCTTCCCTTACCATCAACGGACAAACGCCGGTATGGCACTCAGTAAGCATAGATTTCGGGAATAATGTGGTTCTCCGGAAGGATGCAAATGCGACAGACACCGGATTTATCAGCGCACGGATTACCAAGCGGGATCCCGTGTGGACGGTTCTTTTCGAGCAACTGCCGACCGGCACCCTGGATATACCGGCCCTCATGGATGCGGAAACGAAAATGCAGAATCTTTTCCGTATCGGCACCGCAGCCGGGAAAACGTTCTGGTTTTTCCAGGATTATGCTCAGGTAATGTCCATAAGCCCCCAGGACGTGGACGGAATCCTTATGATGTCCGTGGAATTCAAATGCACCGGGCAGGCTACCAGCGCCGAGGACGAGATCGAATTCATTTATTTCTAAACAATTAACCGAAAGGCTCATAAAATGAAACAGATAAACCCGAAAGCAAATTACGACGTGGTTTGCCCGTGGGAAAAAGACCTTCCCGCAGAGGAACAGACCATTTTCCACTGTAAAGTACTCACCCTGGCAGAGGAGGAACTTGTCGATGACAGCCTATCCGCCATGAAAAAAGGGGGGGATATCAACATGAAACTCGGCAGCCAGAGCAATCTTGCCCTGCACGTCGGCCTCATGGGGATTACGAATCTGCCGGACGAAAACGGTAAAAATATCAGCATGGAGCGGGATAATTCCGGAAAACCCCTGATAGGAAATACCTACCCCTGGAAAAAATCTTGCCTGCTGAAAATCGAAAAACGAGCTCGCACCCATGTGGGTATGGCAATAATTAACGGGGGAAAGGTTGACGAGGAGGAGTCAAAAAACTCCGAATCCTAGCGGCTATATTCTATGGGCACGTCAAATGGGATGACGACGGCTGGCTAGGAATCTGCCCCCATTGTTTTGGAGCGAAATGTCAATTATGCAACTGGAAAGGATTCTTGAGAGCGGAAGCGGTCCCAGAGGCTTATTTAACGGCTTCTGGGGGCGAGTTATTCCGGGCATATACTTGGCTGAAACTCCATCAGATATGGCCTGTGAGCGGGGGAATCATTGACCAGCCGGCAAAATTCGTGGCGGTTGTGGAATACTGTGATCTGGTTAATCAAACCTATATGAAACGGAAACGGGAAATATCCGAGACAAATGCAGCACTTTATAAGAGCATGAAAAAATAATGGCAGATCGGAATAAAGTCGAAGTTACCCTCACCCTGCGGGAACGGCAGTTGATCCAGGCGTACCGGCGGGTGTCAAATGCCATAAAGGGCCGGAATGAGGCAATAAACGATTCATTCGATAAGCTAAAAAACACCAGTGGCAAGACTTTCGACCGCATGCAGACAGGGGCCAATACTGCCCGGGTGGCTTTTACTGCCCTTTCGGCCTTTATTACCGGGCGCTTTGTTTCTGCCATGGTGGCAGCAGAAAAAAGTACAGTGAAGGTGTTCAATGCCCTGGAGGTAGGTACCGGCTCCGCTGAGAAAGCCCGTGAGGAGTTCGAGTTTATTGAGGAGGAGGCCGACCGGCTCGGACTCAGCCTGCAGAAAGTTTCCGAGGATTATGCAAAGCTGACAGCAGCCACGAAAGGGACGTCCATTGAGGGAGCCCAAACCCGGGAAATATTCCTGGCGACGGCCGAGGCAGCCGGGGCCTTGGGACTCAGTGCCGACGAAACCCGGGGGGCCTTGAATGCTTTCCAGCAGATGGTTTCCAAGGGGAACGTACAGGCTGAAGAACTCCGGGGGCAGCTGGGTGAGCGTATCCCCGGCGCTTTCATCATGGCAGCGAGGGCCATGGATATCAGCACCCAGGAACTCAATAAAATGCTGGAGCAGGGCCAGGTACTGGCCGAGGATCTGCTTCCCAAGCTCGCAAAGGAAATGCGGGAAACTTACGGGGAACAGGCGCTCGTGGGCGCTGAGAAGATGACCGGGCAAATAAACCGGCTTGAAACGTCTTTTTTCAATTTCCGTAAAGAGCTGTTGAATTCCGGGGGCCGGGATGCCATTATCAAATTCCTGGAGGCCGCAAGCGAGGCAATGGCCTGGGCAACGGAAAACGTCGATCTCCTGATTGCAGCCGGAAAAACATTTTTTGTGGTATTTGCAATCTCTAAAATACAGGCAGTTACCACTGCGATCACTGCCATGTCGTTGAAACTATCAGCCATGAATCCGATTATCGCGGGGATGACAGCTGCCCTGCTCGGCCTGGAAGGGGCCTTAGCAATACTGGAGCGCCGGGCAGATAGTATTGGGGGCACCGATTTCCTCCAAAATATTGGGGATGTCCGGAAGGTCCGGGATGCGGCTCTCAATATTCAACGGCTGCGGGGGGAAGTAGAACAGATCCGGGATGCTATGCGGGAAACAACCAGCGGCCGCACTCTTACCATTCTTGCAGAACAGGATGTCCAGAAATCGGAACAGATTCGGCGGGAAATGGAAAAGATTCAGGGCCTGGCAGGGGAAGGGTTTATCCGTGAGGAAAGCAATGTGGGGGCAATCATAGCCGGCTTGGATGCTCAGATTCAAAAGCTGGAGCAAGTAAAAAAGGTCAAGGAAGAAGTCACGGAAACCGAACAAAAACAGGTTGATGACACGAAAAAGCGCCTTGAGGATGCCCGGGCCTTTGAGCTCATGCAACTGCAGGGGGCCGAGGAAATGAGGCGCGAAATGGATGCCCGGGAGCTGGAGCGCCTGCAAGAAAAATTCCGGCTGGAGCAGGAAGCATTCGAAGAAAATCTGAAAAAAGTCCAGGCGGCAGCCGAAGCAGAACTCGCAATCGAGCGGAAGAAATCCGATGCTCGGCTCGCCCTGGCCCGCACGTCCGTTTCCCTTTTCAATGAGATTTCCGATAATGGCCGGCAGGCTTTTTTGCTTACCAAGGCCATCGCAGCAGCAGAGATTTTCGTCAATTGGCAGCGCACTATCGCCCTGAATAATGCCCAGCTTGGTTTCTTACCGGCCCAGCCTATTAATGCCCTGACAAGCGCCCAGGCGCTCACATCCCTTGGCCTGGTGGCTGCCCAGACAATAAAAGGATTCCAGGGGGGTGGCCGCCCGGCTGTCGGAGAACCTGCCCTGGTGGGCGAACGCGGCCCGGAGATATTTGTCCCGGACAGGGCCGGCACGGTGATTCCTAATAATGCCATCGGCGGGGTTACCTTCGGGGATACCCAGATAATTATCCAGGGGAATGCCACTCCGGAAACGGCGGAGCTGATAGGCGAGACCATCCAAGAAAAGCAGCGCCAATTTGCCGATCAATTAGTCGAGGCACATAATCTCGGGGTTTTATAAATGGATTGGGACGGCTCCACGGTATACACCTTATGGGGTTACCGGCCCAACACCCGCCCGGCCATAAAATGGATCCAGGTGGCAAATGGATTTTGGAAGGGTAACGACCGGGGCGCTTCTGAAGATATCATCGAGAGCAGTATTGTATTCAAAGGCCCGGAGACGGAATTAAACGACCTCGAAACCGTTCTCGACAGTAACCGCGAAACATTTTCTATTGACTGCGGAACCGGGGAGGAGATTTTCGGTGCTGATATTGATTACTCCGGATCCCTCACTGTCTCAGTTGTCGATTACGGCCGGCCGCGCCGGGTGTCCTTCGGACAGTTCTCAATGGCGATGAAACTGCGGCTCCCTTCTCCGACTTATACCGGATCCGCCAGTATTGCAGACTTGAGGCTCGCTGACTTTCGATATATAGCCGCCTCTGACTTCGACATGATAAAGCAATTCACTCTGGACGGTACCAGCAATTATCTCGACGGACAGACAGATCCGGGGGTTTTCCAGGCACGTTTTTTACAGACTCAGGACGAAATGAAGGCCATCCGACGGTATTTACTGACTACGGCCCGGACAGCGGCAATCAGCTTCCCTTCCATTGGCGTGGATGAGCCTTACGGACAACGGGAGGGGTCCGGGCCATTCAATTGTAAGGTGATTAAATGGAATGATCAGGGCCGGGTAAATTACCGGGATTGGCTTTTGAATATAACCTTTGCGCGGGATGTGGATCCATGAGCCAATATAATATCGGGATAGTGCTGGACATATCGGATGCGACAAGCGACACCGATGCGAGTATTGGCCTGGACTCAGGTATTTTCTACTGGGTGACCGGAATCCCGGGGTACGCCGGCAGCGGATATTCCGGGGATGCGCCTGCGAGCAAAACCTGGAAGGAAGGGATCCTCACCGACTTAAAGAGAATTGGACAGCCGAATAGAATGGTGGACATCCTGGTAAATGGCGATTATGGCAGCCTGTCCGGGTTTGAATTTGAAGTCGATAACACGAGCCTTTTCTGGAATACCCTGGAGAGCAATGACTATTATGTAATTAACCGGAAGATCGATGTATACATTTTTATTGCTGACGTTTCATACCAGGTATGGAGCGGAGTAGTAAAGGAAATCCAGTATACCGAAACGATTTATAAATTCATTTGTAAGGATAACTGGGAAGCCCTGCACAAGCCGCTGCCCCCGGTAGAAATAACTAAACAGAATTTCCCCCGGGTAAACGAAAACGCCGTGGGCAAAACCATTCCCGTTGCTATTGGAGATGTAAAGCGGGCACAATTATTCAACCTATTTTCATCAAATGACCCGGTAGTCTTATGCGATTATCAAGGAAAACAGTCAACCGTCGCCCCGCTCCTGGCATATAACAAGGCTTCCAGATTTATCAGCCTTTATACCCCTGGAATGACTTTTGATGCCAATGAATTAAAAGGCTATTATATGCGGAACGTCATCGGCGGGAACGGGGAATCGTTTCGTATTCAGTCCCATACAGCTACAGCGACGGCCGGCCACCCATCAAGGCTTTACCGCACCGAGTTTATACTGGAGGATTGGTTCGACACGGATCCCACGAGCGCCAACGATCTCGGAAACAATCCCGATGCCGATACTAGTACGACGATCTGGTATTTTGAAATCGTTACTTTTACTGCTTCCTTTGTAGTTTCAAACGACGATATAACCGAGTTTATGACCGATACCAATGGGCAGCGGGCCATACTCAATTACTTCGATAAAGACCTGGAGACATGGGTAAACGCTTCGGACGTGCTGAATAAAACCAGCCTCGACGATATTCTCAGCGAGCTGCCCGGCATGGAAATCGTGGCAAGGTCCCTGGACATGGACGGTTCTATTCGGACCCTGTTTACCATTGCACCGGATAGTATTCAAATTATCGAGGCCCGGAGCATTATCGCTAATTATACCCTCAGCAGCACCAGCGGCGACGAGGAAGATCTGAGGGATAATGACTTCGACACGGATTATGAGATAGTTGTAACGGTGGCTGACAGCGATGTTGCCAACATTCTATGGCAGTATAAATGCGACATCCCCCCCCAGCTAGTGCGGGCTGATTTCGACCGGGTATATATGATTGCAGATTGGAATATCGGTACCAATCAGGACGACACCGACGTGACCGGAACACTCCTGGTATGGCTGATAGATGTTCTGGGGCGCGAAACAGCGGTACTCGTCAATCAGCAGTTATTTACGGCCACCATCGACAATGGCGAAACCGAGGATATGTATTTAATTCCCAAAGTTCACTATAACGATCCCGATACTGCAAACGCTCAGTTCCTTGATAACCGGCAAGACCTGGAAATCCAAAGCGTAATTTCTAATGATACTGTACTCAGGGGCTACCCTAAAATATTACTCCAGATATCAAATACATCGCAGAAGGTCGGGGCAGCTTCTACCATTACCATCAAGGTAAAAGAAATAGCTTTCGTAGGTGAGAAAAATGTCAACATTATAAATCAGGATTTATTTACAAAAATCAAGGGCGAGAAATATTCTACTGCCGAAACCAACAGCGTATACAATACAATCCGTTTAATAATGGAGACTTATGACGGTATTGCCTCGGCCGATATTGACTATAATAATATGCTGGCTCAGCGGGCTCTTTGGAGAACCGGCCGGCAGATACGGGAGCGGAAAAAATCTAATGAGTATCTGAAGGAATTAGCCCAGCAGGCATTCCTAATTATCTATCCTACCCGGGACGGTAAGCGCGGAGTGAAAGCCTGGCGCGACGACAGCACCTCAGTGGCGACCCATGACGAAAGCACAATACTATCAGGCGGAATTCTATCATGGAAAAAAAGTCCGATTTCTAAGGTATACAATGACATTACGGTAATGTTCGACGAAAACCCAGGGCGTGGGGATTTTGATAAATCAATATTCATTACCAAAACGGATCAGGCTTCATTTCCGGGGGCAGGTGTCTCAACGGGAACCGATACCGACAGGAGTGCTAATTTTACTTCTGCAAGGGTGAGCCCTCCTATTGATCAGGTAGGCAGCCGGTGGCGGGCTCGGTTCAGCTATTCCACGGATCAATCGGGGTGGGCAGCCAACGGAATATACATAAGTTTTACTGCCAATACCGGAGAGCAAATTCCCTTTGCAGTCATTGTTGCCGTTTCTTCCGATGGAAAATCAATATATACAGAATTCGACAACATTTTCAATATTTCAAAAGGCTCATATTCAACGGCGACGACCTTGGAATCCCACACGACAGGAGTGCCGGCCTGGTCCGAATATGCTGGAGGCTTCGGGAACAATTACTCACTTGCAAAAAGCCTTTGGGAGATTTGCCAAGCGAGTTATGATAGAACGCTGGCGATTAATCCCCTTCGGATGGGCTGCCATTGGTATCCGGATAATGACGAATTCGCAACGGGAACCGGGGGTACTGGGAATGCTGCCATGTACCTCATGCAGAATCTTGTGGAATGGGCTACCAGGCAGAAGGATATTGTCGAATATGCTTTGCCGATAAATGCTACAAATATTCAGCTTGAATTAGGGGATCCCATTACCTTTAACGATCAGAAATACACCAACGACGTGAACCGGACCGGGTATATAAGTAAAATCAAGATACGGCCGGCTGTCGGTGAAATGATAATTGAAGCCGTATTAATACCGGCGGACATTGAGGAATATGGATTAATAATTGAAACTGGTGATGCCCCGGATACTATTACGGAGCGCGGAGATCAGGGCGACGATACAATCACTGAGGGAGCACAATAATGGCTAATGAAAATAAAGATATCATCCGAGTATTTGACACCCTTGCAAATCTGCCGACGAAATTAATCAACGGGCAATTCGGGTATGAAACCACTAACGACCGGCTCGCGGTTAAACGCCTCGCTGATGGCAATATGAAGTATTTCGATGCCATTGATTCAGGGGATTTCCTTAAAGCCGACGGTTCCGTTCAGCTTACCGCCGATTGGGATACCGGGGATTTCGAAATTACCAATGTATCTAACATCCAGATTAATAATGCCGATGCTCTGCAGTTTACCGATGCAGGTGCGACCGTTCGGGACGTGGTAACTGTTGACGGTGGGGATGATATATATATCGGCAATACAAACCTGGACGATCTTTATTTGAGGGCTGGTTCCGGACACTCAATTTATTTCCAGGATGGGACTACCTCTAACATGATTATAGATGGTTCTGGGAATGTCGGTATAGGAAACGATACTCCAGGCCGAGAATTAGAAATATCTGATAGCGCTTCACCCGCCGAACTGGAAATAAGCACCTGGAGCACAACAGCCGCCCACAAATCCACTTTGGTTTTACAGAAGTCTGCTAGCGCCACAATCAACACCCTTTCCGCCACTGCTGCAAGTGAAGGACTGGGAATGATACAAGCCTTGGGAGTGGATACAGGAGGAACCGCACGAAACGCTGTGAGGGTTTTGTTTGAGGGAGATGCCGGGCCGGATGCTGATGCTGTACCTGGTAAGATTACTATACAAACATCTGACGATACTGGCTTACAGGATGCTCTAATAATTGATGATGGACAAAGTATTAAAATAGCAGGTACGGGGCCACACGCGATTGGTGGGGATGCTCAAAATAATATTCAATTATGGCAAAGGGGGAGTTTTACTTCTGGAGGAGCGTCATCTTCTACCCATGGTTACGCGCTTAGTACTGCAATTACCGCTGCCAATGGAGATATCACACAACAATCTGGTGCCATTATGGCCACAAGTATTACCACACAATCAAACTCTGAAACAATTGGGGATGTAGCACAACTTATATTGAATGAGCCTAACATAACAAAAGGGACTGATACAATAACAAATGCATCAACATTAAATATCACTGGTGCTCCGACAGAGGGAACAAATAATTACGCAATTCTTGTGGATAGTGGGGATGTACAGATAGGGGGAAATCTTGAGGTGGTTGGTGATGGCCCCCACACCCTTGGGACAAATACTCCAAAAAATTGGGCTCAATATTTAATTTCTGGTCCTTTTACTAGTGGTGGGGGAGCCTCCGAAACTTTTGGTTTGTTTTATGAAACAACCATAACAGCAGCCAATGGTGATACTAATATACAAAGTATTGGTTATTTTTCTGGGGCCATGACTACACAGAGTAATTCTGAAACCATAGCTCACGTTTCACAACTTACTCTTGATGAACCGAGTATCACTAAAGGTACAGACACAATTACCGATGCCAGTACCCTTTTAATTACCGGAGCACCTACGGAGGGGGCAAATAATTGGGCCATATTGGTGGAAAGCGGGGATGTTGGGCTTAATGGCGATATAAACCTGAAGGACGACAATATTATTTTCCTTGATACCGGCGAAAACCACATGCTAACCTATGACAGCGGAAACAGCGTTGTAAAGCTGGAGGCCGGCACCGGCACCGATGCAATTGAAATAAATTCGGGGGATGCAAACTTAAATCTCAAACCAGGTTCAGCCAAAGTAGATGTTTATGGAGATTTAACATTTAACAGTGATGGAGATGGCCTATACTTCGGGGAAATATACGCCTCTGAAGTGACGGACACCATTACAATTTCCTCATCCGGGAAGGGTAATAAAGTCCAGGTAACGAGCTTCGATGCGAATGGCTTGAGCAACGGCATGACCCCGGACCACACCAATGATCACATAACAGCAACAGCCGGAATGTATCTCTGTACTGTTTCCATTTCTTGCACCAGTACTGGCGGATCAGCTTACACCATGGGCTTTTCAGTATGGAAAAACAACGGGGCGACGGAATTTGCTAACTGCATTGTAGAACGGTCACTGAGCGGGGGCGGAAGCGATACAGGATCCCTCTCTATTTCCGGCCTTATTGACTTAGCTGCAAATGATACTATTGAGCTCTGGTGCTGGAATGCAACAAACACCAATAACATCATAATCGAAAACGTTACCCTTAGTCTGGTATGTGTTGGCGGCACTTGATAAATTATATTTATTAATAAAAGAAAGGAGATTCCCATGGCGATAAAAACAGACATCAGTACTCCCGACATGACCATTGAGGGGGCGGTCCTTAAAATTCCCAGTATCAAAATGAAAAAGCATGCGCCAATTTATAAACGCGAAATAATCCCTCCGGAAGTGTTGGAAGATGGCTATACTATCGAGGAAGAACGCGACGACGACGGCAATGTGATCCAGCCGGAAAAAATAGTCCCGGCGAAAATGAGCCCGAAGCGTTCTGAAAATAAACTCGTAAAGGAAGCCTTTCTCGCTCTGGTGTATCCTATTGAATGCACGGGTGCTTCAGGAAATAGAATTAAAGGACTTCCGGACTCCCTGGGCCGTGGCATGGCCGAATATAACGAGGGCGAGAACCCCTTCGAAACGTGCTATAATCAATTGAAAGAAAATCCCAGCCTCAGCAATACTGAGGATATTTAAACCCAAACCATTAAAAGAAAGGCTCAATTATGAAACCACAATTTAAACTGAAACTGCCGGCTGCCGATGCCACTTACACGGGCAAGGAATTAAAAACCACTATTGTTCCGGATACAAACCCGGCCAATCCGACCGGGCAGAAACTTAATGAGGATTTTGTCGATGTAGAGGTAAATACCAGGCAGCAATACCTCAACGTCCTCAAAATTATGATGAATGCCAAGGGCACAAAGGCAAAATTCGACGAGGCCATGGGCTGCATGAATTTCGTGGCCGCTTGTAACAATGTCACGGATACCGACGACTTTATTATCGTAGACGACAGCGACCTGAAATTCCTGAAACAGGGTTGGGAGCTTATCCCTGCGGAGAAAAGGCCCCTGGGTGTGATTGCCAATTTCCCTGAAATATTCGAAAATATCGCTTCCCCGGAGAAATATGAAACCCCTCCAGCACTGCCAGAGAAATAATTCACAAAATGTGAATGCGGACCATTGTAAGTGGTTCTGAAAGGATTTTATACTATGGGTAAAAAGGGTATAATCGCGAAAATCCAGGAACTACATGCAGCATGGCTGCTCGTGGCCGCTATTTTCGGGGGAGGCAGCATAGGGGGAGCTGTCGTTTTCGGCCAGAAAGCCATTTACTGGGTGGTGGAGGACTCGGTAAAAACAGAGATAAACGACACCATCGTGCAGGTAAAAAAGGAGTTGGATCAGCAGCGCCATAATGACATGGTGGCGATTTCTGAACTCCTGATGGCCCTGCCGGAAGTGAGGGAAAAGGCTGAATCCATGCGGACAAAAAAGAAAGCGAGCAATGCCGTCCTGGAAGCCCTTGAAAATGGTAATTGACACGCAGGGGAGAATAATTTTATAATAAAGATCTCCTATAAATTGAACGCAAAATTAAAAGGCGGGGGAATCCAGGCCCCCGCTTTTTTATTGCTCAGTAATGCAGCGGAAAGCGATTCCCGAATCCTCATAAAGCTCAAACGTGTTTTTCCCGAAGCCGTCACACCAGGCCCCGGACTCATATAAGCTGAGAATATCCGGGCCGATATAAAACTCCATAAAGACAAAATTCTCCATGGTTTCGTGCTCCTGGTAGTCTGTGAGGTCCCCGGGTGCAATGTCCCGGTACATATAATCCTCATATACCAGAATAGAGTCGAAATGCTGGCTTGTACTATTCCGGATCCGGACATAGAATGAGGTGTCGGGCGTGGCCGTCGTGTCCTCTGGTTCTGTGATAGTATCCGGCGGGGTGGTGGAGTCCTCTGGCACCGTGGCCGTGTCCGGTTCTACGCTCGGCCCGGGAGAGACCGAAAGAATATCCCCGGATTCATCGGCACACGATACCAGAAGGATGAGGATCAATAATAGGGTGATTTTAATATACATAATTCAGATCTCCTTTAATACTTGTTCGACGTTTTGGAGTATTTTCGCGCCGGCCTCCTGGAGCTTTATTTTCTCCTGGGCGAGCCTGGAAATATCCTCGGCATATTTGGCTTTTTCTTTTTCATGTTCCGCGATAATCACGTCCGCCGTGGCGATAGAAATCAGATTTTTTGCGAGTAGCTTGTCGATTAATTCCCTCATATATATTCCCCATCGACAATTAGAGTGTGGGGCCTTGCCTGCATGAGCCGGGCAACAAATTCCGGATTTGTGCCTTTTGAGACTGACAACTTCCCAATACAGTCGCGAAATTTCTTTCGGCCTGCCTGCCGGCGGAACTTCCAATTCGGATCTTTTTCTATTTCGATATGATTGATCATAGTTTTTCCTTTCCTGTTAATTTACTTAAAATCTCTCTGAAAAATTCACACCTGTTGAACCAATAGTCGATTTTATCCGGGTGCCGGACCTGGTTGCGCTTTTCGTGGGCTATTTGCCACTGCCGGCGACACCAGGCTTCGAACTCAGTCCTGGGCAATTTCTTCGCCATGCTGGGCCACGATAGGGCACTGCTCGGCATTATCCTCGCAGCAGTCCATTACAGATATTCCGCAGCGTTCCACGGAGCCGTTGTCGAATTCGGTGAGGCGGGAACTGCAGTTTTCAGCCAGTGCCTCGAATGGGATTGTAATTTTAGTCGGCATAACTTTTCCTTTCCATTTGCTCGTCCTTCATTTGATCCAGCATATAGTCGGCCCGGGCGGCTTCGATATCTTCCTTAGTCTCTGCCGGCTGCTCCGGGTACCAATTGCATAGTTTTTCCAGCTCGTCGAAATCCGCCTGCGGGAGAATGTCGGCGATGTTTTTATTTTCCCCGTGCTCGCCCTTGGTGTGGGCTCCGAAACGGACAGCCGTGATCTCCTCGCCGTCGTTTTCGATGATAAAGTCAATGGGGATGGTTATTACTTGCATAAGTCCTCCGGGGTGTGGGTGATTAAACGTAAAACCGCTTCAGGATTTCCTCGTAATGGTCGCCCTTGTCCAGATACCTTTTAACCTCCATCAAAATGGCGGGTTTGTAGTATTCAGGGCGTACCGCTTTAATATGCCGGACTATCAGGGATGCCAGTTGCATTTTATAATAGTTCAGAGGGTTTACGAAAAAGGTACCATCCGGCATGTCCTTAAGAGTAGGCTTGATCGTTGTCTGGTTCATTTTGTTCTCCCGGTTAGTGGTTGTTGTGAAGTTCATATTTAAATTTTAAATATATTTTATACGAGCGTCAATATGAAAAATACTTTTTTTTTATTTGACATTTCTACGATTTATATTTAAAATTAAAATAACAACCGAAAGGGGATTTTTTATGGAAAAAAAGCAAGTTCCGGTAATGTTTCACCCTGAAATCCTGGAAAAGCTCGATAATGAGCGAAAAAGGCAGCTTTGCACCCGCAGCCACCTGATAGAACAGGCCGTGAAGCAATATTTAAAAATTGATGGAGCATCAGAAACGCATTCTTAGCCGATTTCCCGCCCTCCCGGCTTCAGCGTGTCTTTGCTTATCTGAGGCCGAGATCCTGGCGGAAAATTGAAATTACCCACATTACGTTCAATTCTGGAGGAATCAAATGGATAAAATGAAAAAAGTACCCGAGCCCGGGGTTTATAAGGGCATTTCCCTGGACGAATATCTCGCCTGGGATGCTTTCAGCTCGCACATGGTAGGGCCTGCCCTGCGGAGCGCGAAGCACCTGAAACACGCCATGGACGAGGAGCACAAACCCTCGGATCCCATGATAATCGGCTCCCTGGTGGATGCTATCATCCTGGAGCCCCGGGCCATGGACCGCTTCGGGGTGCTGCCGGCCACGGCCCCGGATGCCAAGGGGATTATGAAACCGTTCTCCACCCGCCTGAATTCGGCGAAAAAGATGATTGAGGACATGGAAGCCGAGGGAATTACCCCGGTCACCCTGGAACAGATGGACGTCGCCCGGCTTATCGGGCAGGCAATCCGGGAAAATGAGGCTGCTGCCCGGATAGTGGCGGAATCCCAGAAACAGGTTTCCATTGTCTGGCATGACGAGGATACGGGGATCCCCTGCAAGGGCCGGCTCGATATGGTAGACAAGGAAAGCGTTTCGGACCTGAAAACTACGAAAAACGCCAGTAAATCCAGTTTTTCCAAGGATATCGCAAATTATGGGTATCATATCCAGGCGGCAATGTACGTTGACGGCTGGGAGGCGCTGAACAAACAACGGCAGGCGTTTTGCTTCATTACAGCAGAGAACTGCCGTCCCTTTGGGTGCGCGGTGTATGGCCTGGGCACGGAATCGCTGGAAACTGGGCATCACCTGTATAAAGTCGCCTTGCGACGGTTTGCCGATTATATGGACACGGACCCGCAGCTGCAGAACGGCTATTCAAACCTGGTCGAGCCGATTGATGTTCCCTTCTGGGAGATCAAAAGGGTACTTGAGGAGGGTGAATAATGGCAGACGATCTGATTATCCCGACAACCATCCAGGATGTTAAAATCAGCGACACGGTGGACATGAAACCGGAGCACGTCGCTATCATCAAAAGCACGGTGGCAAAAAATACTACAAACCTGGAGCTCGCCTATTTCCTGAACGTGTGCAAGTCCGTCGATTTAAATCCCTTTATGAAAGAGATCTGGTGCTACAAGGACAATAAAAAGAATCTGCTGGTGTTTGCCGGCCGCGACGGATTCCTAAAGGCAGCCCAGAAAAACCCATACTTCGGGGGGATCCGTTCCTGTGAAATCCGGGTGAACGACGATTTCAGCATCGACCCGGCCCGGAAGCATATCACCCACAACATCACCACCCTGGACGTGGCAAAGCGGGGGGAGATCGTCGGGGCCTGGGCCATGGTATTCCGGAAAGGCGGGGAACCTACCATCGAGCTGGTGGACTTCAAAACGTATTGCAAGAAGTTCAGCCGGCCAGGGCCCTGGCAGACCCACCCGGCCGACATGATAAAGAAGGTCGCCGAAACTCATGCCCTGAAAAAAGCTATGGGGATTACCGGCCTGCAGTGCGAGGACGACTTTACCATCCAGAATGGGATTGCCTCGGCTGCCCCGGCCCTGGTACGATTCGAACTCATCGACGAGGTAAAGCGAGCCCGCGAGGATGTTGACAGCGCCCTCAGCGATGAGGACTTTTTGAAAGCTGTCTGCATTGCGGAACTGGGCAAGGGGCTTGCCGTTACCCAGGCAGAGAAGGAAAAGGTCCGGCAGGCACTATTCACTGATAACGATTACGACCTGGCAACAGGGGATAAAATTCCAGAATAACCATTAAAAGAAAGGCTCACAATGAAAATAATTCAATTGACTTCAGAAAATATAAAACGGCTTAAGGCTGTTGAAATAACACCCTCTGACAATATCGTCACCCTGACAGGAAAAAACGGTTCGGGGAAAACTTCAATTCTCGACAGTATCCTATATGCCTTTGCCGGTAAGGATGCTATCCCGGGGAGGCCGATCCGCGACGGCGAAGAAACCGCCCGGGTTGAAATTGATTGCGGGGAATTCGTCATTACCAGGACGTTTAATGAAAAAGGTACATACCTTACTATTGTAACCAAGGATGGCGACATTAAAAGATCCCCCCAGACGTTTCTTAATAACATCGTCGGAAAAATATCATTCGATCCCATGGATTTTATAAACCGGAAGCCCAAAGAACAGGCCGATATTCTGGCAAACCTGGTTAATATTAATATTGAGGAGTTCGACAGCAAATACCAAAGGCTTTACCAGGAACGCACCGATACCGGCAGGCAGAGCAAACCACTTGCAGCAAAACTTTCTGGCATGTCCTTGCATAAGGACGCCCCGGAGAGAGAGGTAAATAGCAAGGATTTGTTTGACGAGCTGGATGCCGTCCGGGAACACAACCGGAAGATCGAGGAAAAAGCCAACGTCGCCGGCAACCTTGAAACCAACATAAAAACGAGCCGTCAAACCCTGGAACGCCTGGAGGCAGAGGCCCAGGAAATAAAAAAGCATATTAAACAGGGTGAGGATCAACTTGCACAATTCAAGAAAGAACTGGAGGGCAGTATACTCAAAGACGAGGAGGAAGTCCGGCGAAAGATTGACAGCCTAGACACGGCAAACCGGATGTATAGAGAAAACGCAGCTTATTCCGAAGTCAAAAAGGAGGCCGACAAATATTCAGAGCTTTATGAAACCCAGACAAAGCAATTGGAGGGGATAATAAAAGCAAAAGCCGAGGCCCTGAAAAACGCTACCTTTCCAATAGAGGGGCTTTCCATCGGTGATGGTGTCGTAGAATTCAACGGGATCCCCCTGGAACAGATTTCAGCAGCAGAGAAAATAAAAGTGGGGTTGTCGGTTTCCATGGCCTTAAACCCTAAACTAAAAGTTCTCAGAATAACTGATGGCTCGCTCCTTGATAGCGATTCAATGGCAGTCATCAGCGAACTTGCCAAGGATAACGACTACCAGGTATGGATCGAAAAAGTGGATGAGTCCGGTACAGTAGGAATATATATCGAAGAGGGTGAAATCAAACAACCGAAAGGAGGTGAGGCCGAGAAAACTAATTCCAAAACAACCAAAAATGACAGTTAAAACTTTGAATTTGTTTGCCGGCCCGGGGAATGTGCAACGACATCTGGCAATGTTAAAAACTCCCTGGGTCGGCTCCATCGAAAGGCTCAAAATGAAGTGGAAAATAATCAAGCGCAAATATTATCAAACCTGGGCGGGGGATGGTAAAGGATAAGTGATGAAAACGGGTAGTGTGGCGATGGCAATACCTCTGGTGCGCACTGAGGATTCAGGGAAATGGACCCCTGCCACTACCCACCCAAAATGAGGACAACCAATAACAAGGAGTAGATATGTATCCAAAAGACACAGAATTTAAAGACCACAAAATAGAGAAGGTTGAAAAATGTGGTGAAGGTTGGACAATAACACATGACAAATGCCTGTGTTTTTTTGTTCCCTCCGATTCTCCGGTAGAGCCAAAGGTTGGTATGACGGCAAGGTTTTATGGTAAGGGCATGGGCCATCCTGTTAGGGGGCTGTTTATTGATGGAAAGAAAGTCTATTACCGCACCACTGAAGAGGAAAAAGAATACCAAGCAATAACTCTTTATGGTAAGGATGCTCAAGACTGGCTTGACAGATGGGATGCTGGTAAGGGGGTTTGGTCTATTGAGATGGGTGGCATAGGCCCAGGATATGAGCAAGCAATTCAAATTACAGCAGCGGAGATTTTAAGGCACATGTTAAGTGAGAACTATGACCACTCAAAATGGGAGAGCACTGAAGGCTGGAAGAAAGATCGAGATAAAATTGAAAAACACTCTTTTGAAAACAAAACCATAAAGAATTTTGGTTTATCTGGTGCGCAATATGGGGGGGCATTAAACCTTGCCTCTAATCTTTTTAGGATGGGACCAAGAAAAGTAATGAAGGATGAGAGAGTAAAAGACCGGCACATTCAAGTATCTAAATATTTTCCTGAAGGATAGAAAGTCAAATTAAAAGTGATGAGAAGGAAGTCCCGCTTGAGCGGACCAAAGACAACCAATAAAGGAAAGGAGACAGACAATGACCCTGGAAGATGACAAGCGGATGGTAGCTGAGTGGATGGGGTGGACGTATTGCCCCGTGTCTTGTGGTTTTAAAAGAAAAAATCCTGCTGCTCATATATATATTTCTGATTACAACCCCCAAGACCCCAAGCAAGCCACCTATGCCCAATGGGCGGAGATATTTGGGAGGATGGGTATAATAGAGAGAGTAACATATTTAAAATTCTTACGAGGTTTCAAATCATTTGGGAATCCGTTTTGTGAAAATTGGTTTTTCCACACCACCCCCCCGGACATAATGTGGAAAGCCTTAGTGACCACGATTAAAGACAAGGAGTGAGGGTATGAGACTAAAACAAAATGTTGATGAACGGCCACAAAAGGGTGGGTGGGCACCTGGAGAATATATCTGTTTTTGCCGAAACTGCGAAACAAATTACATAGGTGATAAGAGGTCGTGGATTTGCGCTGATTGTGCCTATAAAGCCCAGGAGGAACCCCATGAATAAGCCAGAAGAAATAAAAAAATGCCCGTTTTGCGGAGCAATACCAAAATATTATGACGGTGACTATGTTGTTTACCATAAAGATGATTGTTTTTTAGCGGGTGAGCAAGAGTATTGGATAGTAGGAAAGTGGATTAAATCTTGGAACAGGAGGTCAGGATGAGTAAGCAAGAGAAGGATGAAGAGCTTCCCCCATGCCCATTTTGTGCTTCAACAAAAATTAGAAAATCAAAATACTCAGATAATGTTATATGTGATAACTGCCTAGTAAAAAGTAATACATGGATTCCACTGAGCGTATGGATTAACAGGAGGTCAGCATGAGTAAACTGAGCCATGCGGATTTGGTGTGTCGCGCTCAGAGGTGGTTAAAAAGTGTGGGTTGCAGGGTGGTTTTGACAGAACTGGTTACGAGCGTTAGCGAAACACCAGACGCTATCGGGTGGAGGTCGGGGATATCAATATTAATTGAATGCAAGACATCCAAAGCAGATTTTTTAAAAGATAAAAAAAAGTGGTTTCGCAGAAAAGATTATGGTATGGGTAACTGGCGGTTTTATCTCTGTGAACCTGGAATAATTAAAAAAGAAGACATTAATGATACAAACTGGGGATTGTTGCATGTAAATGGTAAGAGGATTAAAAAAGTTTATGGTATACCTCAAGGGAATTGTTTATGGGCGCAAAACGTACCCTTTAAAGCAAATCTTCAAAACGAGGTTTTAATGCTTGTATCTGCATTGGCTAGGAGGTCAGGATGAGTGAGGATAAGGTGCGGGAGTTGTTGGATGAGTACACTAGACATACTGTGGGTGCAGTTGAATCCACCACGGGTACGGAACAATATAGACATGTTCAGAATATGGCAAAACTAAAATCCCAACTCCTATCCCTCTACCGGGATCAGGATGAAGAAATTCAAAGACTATTAGAACAAAATGATGGGCTTTATCAAGCTGTTTTAATGGGTGGGAGGAAACAAAAGGAACAGGAAAAGAAACTGGAGGAGATGAGGGAATTAATTAAAAACCATGATGAATATGAAGGCTCTCCAGAGTGTTATGCAATAGGGGGATACTTATCCCAAGATGAAAACAGAGGTGAATAAATGAAAGTAGTACACTTATCAGAACCGGAATTAAAAAAGTTGCTCGATATCGCAATTGAATCGGGAAAGATTCAGGAATGTAAAGATTTAATATCTCTTTATTGCGGGGCCTTTGGATATCTTTTTGATACTGCTCGCAATAGATTTGTAAAACCCATTTAATCAATTTCAACAGAAAGGCTCATTATGAAAATTCTAAAATGTAAAATCATCGGCGGGAAAAAATACCAGGTCGTCGCCGAAGTATCACGGACCGAAAAAGGCCCCGACACCATAGACGTGAAATACCACGCGGAGCCGGCCCAGGCTTTTTTCGATGCCATGAACGGATTGAAAAAATACGTCCTGGAACTCTGCGAGATTTCCGGGGTGGCTACCCAAAATATCCAGATGATCGGGGTGCATTTCAAATATTCCGGCGAAAACGAAACTATGGGGGCTCAGATGTTCGCTAGGAAGAAACTCAGTGGGGAAAAGGAAAACCTGCTGCTGGTTACCCCCTACCGGCTTTCCGCGCCATATAAGGGCGACAAAGAAGATCCCGATAAACTGCTCCCCAAAGGCTGCATTACGGCGCTGGAGAAGCTGCAGGCCCAGGCAGAGAGCTATTTCAAGGGGCTCAAGGGACAGACCGGGCTTTTCGATGAATAATTCTGATTTCGCTTGAAATGCTGGATTTTAATATTTATACTTGAATTATGCGAAAAATGCCTGCGTTAGAGCATTTCACCTTTAAAACTGATTCCGGTCGCCCCGGTTCCTATTCAGCGTAAGCGGTAGGCGGTTCTCCTTTAACGCAGGTCACCGGCAGAGCCGGGGCGGCTTTGAAAGTTTGAATGCCACGAAAACCGTACTATAAGCGATACCCAGGAGATTATCTCGCCGATACGGGGCACCTGGAACTCGAGGATCACGGCCTCTACAACCTCTGCCTGGACTACCTTTATCTCAATTTCGGAAAAATTTCGGAAGAAAAACTGCGAAAAAGTTTGAAAATTTCTCCAAAAAAATGGCAAAAAAAGTTCAAAAAAATTTCGTTTTTTTTCCAAATAGAGAACGGAACCATAACCCACAAAAGGGTTAAAATTGAAATTGATAAATATATGGCAAAATGCGAAAAGAACGCTGAAAACGCCAAAAAAGGGGCCGAAGCGCGGTGGTCAAAGGATGCCGAACGGCATAGCGATAAACCAGAAAAAAACATGCCGAACGGCATAGCGAACGGCATCAAAAAAAATGCCCATATTATAAACCATAAACCAGAAACCAGAAGTAATATAAGAGTGTTCGAACTCACGTCCGAACCTTTTATCTTATCAGAATTCTTTTTTGAAAAACTCAAAGAACTAAACCCAGATATGAAAACCCCTAACCTCCAAGTTTGGGCCAAAGCAATGGATAAAATTATCAGAATTGATAAAAGGACACCAGATCAAATCCGGGAAAAAATTAGTACTGCCGTCAACCACCATTTTTGGTGTAAAAACATTTTAAGCCCCGACAAACTACGCAAACAATGGGATCGTTTAACCCTGGAGGAAAGAAACCATGGAAACTTGTTACAAGGAAAAACCGGAAAATATGCACACCTCGGATGAATCTGGGTGCCTTTATTGTGGAAAAGAAAAGCCCCAGTATTTGGAAGGGGAGTGTTTAGAGAATCGCACCGCATTCTGTTCTGATGATTGTAGCCGGTTACACAATAGAAAGACATACCCAGCCGAATATTTAATGGCACACGGTTTCCCACAAAGATATATAAATTGTTCATTTGATAATTATGAAGTTTCTCCAGAAAATAAAAAGGCTGTAGATAAATTAAAAAGCATTGAAGTATTAACCGAATCAGTATTCATTACCGGAAGCGTGGGAAGCGGCAAAACGCACTTAACGGCTGCGCTAGTAAGCAAGATCTCATTGACCCAAATGGATGCACCGCTTTTTCGATCTGCCTATCAAATCATAAATGAACTTAAAGCAAGTTTTGAAAAGATCCAGGAAAATGAATTATTCGTCCTCAATAAATACACCCGCGGCCATATATTAATTATTGATGACATTGGAATTGAACGCCTTTCGGATTATGCTATTCAATCATGGTATACCATAATTGATTCTAGATATGCTCACTGTTTCCCGACGATTATCACTTCCAATTTATCCCTTGAGGATGTATCCAAAAAAATCGGTGATCGAATTGCTTCCCGGCTGGCTTCTGGGATCGTGATAAAACTAACTGGCGATGACTACAGGCTGAAAGTATAATGGGCAAGACATTTGAAACCGAAATTATAGAATCCATGCGGAAGGGTGGCGCTGTAGATGCAAAGCCCGGGCACTTATTAAAGAATTTGGAGCGGGCACAAAGGAAAATAAAGGAAACCGAAAAAAAGGAAAAAAGATGAAAAAAGGTAGGCAGGACCACGTTACCCCGATGGAATTTATCGAAGCCGTAAATAATCGGTGGCAATTATGGTTTGATCTCGCTGCGACCCATGAAAACAGCCGCGCAGTTTCAAACTTTGGTTATCAACTAGACGGAAGCTTCTCAGATTCTTTTAAACAAGATTGGCATCTTTGGCAAAAGGAATATGAGGGATGTGGCGGCCGATACTTCTGGCTCAATCCTGGTTTCTCCGGTACTGGTCCATGGATGAAAAAATGCAGAGACGAATCCCGCCTGGGAGCCAGAATAGTTTCCCTTACTCTTGCGGATACGGGCACATGCTGGTATCGGGATTATGTCGAAGGTAATGCTCTCACCCTGATTTTACGGGGTCGCATTACTTTTGAGGGTGAGAAATATCCACACGTAAAGGAGTGTATGATAAATGTCTGGGATGGGAAATTGACCGGCTATGGATACTGGGATTGGAAGAAAGATATATGAAATCCTGGATATTACGGACAATTCTCAGGGCGTTTGTTTCCGCTGTTATAAGCGGAGCGGGTGTCTATTACCTATTGCATTATTTCGGATGGCAGGGAGCTGCCGGGGTGGTGCTGCTGGTGATAGGAATAAATATTTTACTTAAATCAAAGGAGGATCGACAATGACTATCTGGTACAAACAAGGAACACACGGTGAGCTGCAGTTTGAAACGGCTGAAGCACTAAGGAAAATAGAAAAGCTGTATGCCAGCAAGGCACGGGATGTATTCGTTACTGCATTGCGCGACGGCACCCACATGCCGGGATCGTTTCACCCATGGGGTAGGGCTTTCGATATACGCAAAACTTCGAAAGTCCTCAAGGCGGATATACAAAGATCCCTCGGCGGAATGTTCGATGTCGTGGAACACCCGACCCACTTCCATGTAGAATATGACCCCGGCCCCTGATAATATCACCCGCACCCTGGCGAGGATGAAGGCCGTCGCGGAAGGAAAGGAGGCAGTAAATAATGCAAGGGCAACAATTGAGTTTTGTCAAGCAAAAAAGAAAGCAGAAGCCGGAAACGGAAGTCCTCAACGGGATCCGTAAGTGGCTGCAGTATTGTGGGTGGTATGTCGTCCGAATGCAGCAGGGCCTCGGGTGCCACAAGGGGCTTGCCGACTTATACGCAATAAAGCACGGGGTTAATTTGTGGATAGAAGTTAAACTCCCCAATAATCCCCGGTCGGTACAATCAGATCACCAAAAGGAATTTGAGTACAACATCCAATCCAAAGGTGGTCACTACCTCGTTGCCCGGTGCTGGCAGGCTGTCCGCGATTACATCACTGAGAACTGCCGGGGGTGTTTATGAGATGTACAGCTAAAATATTATATATCCTCACCATCTGGGTTTTGCTTATCGTATTTTTCAAACACCTGATGGACCGCGAGAAGGAAATAAAAAACGATGTATACAATTCGGTCCTTTTCTGGGATGAATTGCGCGGGGTTTGTAGAGAGATATTTCAAGACACGACGTTTTATACTCATCCGAAAATTAAAAGGGAACATTGCAAATGATAAAAACCGTTTTTAAATATATGCGGTTTTATTATTACTGGTGGTTCAAGCCTAGTGAATGGCGCGAAGTACACAGGGAAATTATAGATATTCGAACCAATTTAAACCGGACACTCACACTCTATGCAGTAAGCTATTTTCACAACGACGGCCTTTTATATACACGACATGAACTTAGGGGCGAACCATGAATGAAGTCGAAGATCGAATCGAAGTACACAACAATTTTAATTATATCTTTTTCGGCTTCGGCCTGGACATGGCCCCCGACGGCTGGAAATTCGGGATACAGTTTATTTTCATGTTCACCTATGTGAAGTTCAATTTTATAAAACAAGATGCCGAATAAATGCCCCAACATCTATTGCGATAACCACCAGCTAGATTGCGAAACCGGCTGCCTGAAATATCCCTTTAAATGGATGAACAAGGATTGGGCGCTGTGCGAAAAACAGATACTATATATCACCGACGAAAGGAAAAAGAAACATGAAACTCACTGATGCAAACCCGAAACCAGAGCCCCACAAAACCACCCTGGAAGAACCGCCCACGATAAAATACCTGGGATATACTGATGCGGGATTATACCGCTATACCGACGGAACTACTAATTACGACATAGACCCCGACGACCATATACTCATAACTTCCGCCCTCAGCCATGCAATGGAAAAGGACAAAGACCTGGGCACCCGGGAGAAACGTCGCAATCTGAGGGAACTTTTCAAGAAAAGAACAATGGGGAAAAACCTTACCGACCGGCAGTTGCCTTCAATTGACGATGCTATCGCAGATATATTGTAAGGGAATTAGAAGCTTCGCCCGAGCAGCAGCCAGCGTAAAATCTTTTTTCTATGCTCTGACATGTCGCCCTCGGTTTGTCTCAGGAACGGCCGCGCCGGCACCCTCCGAGGCCCGACACTTTTCCGCACCACCTTTTTACCATCGGCACCGATAAACGCCAGGG